GGAGTTTTATCGAGACACCAAGTAATAATAAAAATACTAAATTAATTACATCACCGGGCAATCAACCACCATATACTATTTCTCCTGTATTAAATAATCCTGATGTTCTTGGTACCAGCACCAATTACAATTTTACGGGAAAAATAAACAGCAATATAAACAACGGCAATCCTATTACTTTAAGAGATTCTGATAATGAAGTATATGATGCAGAGTGGAATATGTCAGTGCGTTGGACGGACGATATTGTAACAGTAACTGATGTTAATAATATGAAAGTTTTAAAAAACTTTTCAATGGGTGTTCCTACAATAAGGCTTGTAAAATCAATTACCGATGGAACTATAGTGCCCGAGTTTGATACTAGCATTACTGGGTTAACTTTTAATTCGATCGGAACAAAACTTTTAGTAACTGGTGATACATTAAATAAATTCGATCAGTATAATCTAGGAACTCCATATGATGTTTTAACTGCCACAAAGGATTCATCTTTTGAACCCAATACTCTTCATATTGGATCAACATTTAGAGATTTAGATTTAAATGATAGTAATAATATATTAAGAGTTATAAACGGCGATGAAATACAACAATATAATTTAGATTCTCCTAGTAATATTGTATCAGCAAATCTACAGAATTCCTATTATACCGAGGAAAAAATAAACGATGATATATTTGTAAGTGCCGATGGTACTAAAATGTATACAATGAAAAACAATATACTATATCAATATAAGTTAAATAAGCCATATCAAGTACATACTGCAGACTATCAATACGAATATAATATTTCTCTATCATCTCATACCGAATCTTATAGATTTTATTGGTACAGATATTATACTGGATATGCTTATAGAACAGTATATCGCTATTATAACCCAAGAAGTAATAATGATGCATTTACATTTTCTTCTGATGGTCAATACTTATATACAATTACATCTATGGCCTATGAAAAGGGAAAAATTTATAGATACCATTTAAGTGATCCTTGGAATATAAATTCTGCAATACAGTCACAAAGTAGTAACCATACAATTGGTGCACGTATTTCATCTCAGAGAAGTAATGAAACTAATAGTCGAGCTGGTCCAGCTGCATTAAGAATAAGTAACTCTGGTGATAAAATTTATATTTTAGATCATCGTAGAAAATCAAATCAAAGTGGATATGGTCAGATCAATAATGAGAAATGTAAACTTTTAGAATATACTCTTAATTCAAATTATAGTTTATCTGGATTTGATAATATTACACCAGTTACAGAAACATTAGATGACGTTCCAGTCGAACGACAAGCACCAGTATATAACGATATAGGAACTCATATTGGATACCAACAGGTAGATATATCTTTTAATGATTATACAAACGGATTTGACTGGAACTCCGATGGTTCTAAGTTTTATATAGCAAATCATCAGAGTATATTTGAACACACTGCTAATACAAACTATAATATTCAAAACTTTACATACGATACTGATTATTCAATAGGCTCATTTACAAATTATAATAAAGGCATACAGATTTTAAACGATAATATGTATCATAGTGGTAATAAAACAATACATCAGCTAAACTTTACAAACAATGATCCTCTAAATATAACCTTATCATATTTAGATAAACAATTAGATGTATCAGATAAAGAAGCAACACCAACTGCTGTTAAATTTGATAATACCGGTTATAAAATGTATATAACAGGAACAACTTCTGACAATGTTCACGAATATATATTATCTGATAAAAATGAAATTTCTACTGCAGTATTTTCTCAAACTCTTGTAACTTCTGGAACAATATCTAATCCACAATCATTAGAAATTTCAGCAGATGGTTCAAAGTTATATATTGGTTCAGCCGGTTCCATATATCAATTTAGTATTAATTCTACATTTTCTGCTTCAACCTTTGATAATATAATTTTTAATCTAACCGGAAAGTGTACAAATATTACCGGTATGAGATGGAATAATAATGGAATACAGTGGACAATCTCTGGATCTTCAACAACAGATATAGAAACATATGAAACAGAAAATCCTTATAGTATAAATCCAATATAAATAGTTTAAATAGTTTCTTAAAGGATTCGCCATGCCAACAAAAGCATTTTCTCAAGCAAAATTATTGGGTACTGATAATACTATTAGTGTTACCAGTTTATCTGCCGATATACCTATTACAGAAAAATTAGCTACAGTAGATGATCTACCAAGCACAGGTGTTATAGGTGAACAAGCATTTGTAGAAGAAACTAATAGACTTTATATTTGGAATGGATCGGGTTGGTATAATATTGCCCTAATTAATACAACGCCTACGTGGGATTCAGGAGGGCAGCCAGCTGGTGCTTATGAGTTAAGTGCAGATAGCCCACAAACAGCAACTACTATAACACTTGCTGCATCTGATCCAGAAGGCCTTTCTATTAATTATTCATACGTGACAAGTGGATCTATGGACAGTATGTCAACTATCAGTCAAGATTCATCTGTATTTACGATTACTCCTAAAACTTTAGCCCAAATGGGTGGTGCAGGTAATGAAGGTCCTCATACCGGATCGATCACGTTTAGAGCAACAGATGGTGTTAATGTTTTACCTCAAGTTTCTAGTTTTACTCTTAATTTTATTTCTATTATAGAAAATAGTAAATATACAATCATGCATGTAAATGCTATAGCAGCTTCAGATAATAATAATATAACTGATTCATCAACAAATAATCTTACCACCACAGTGAACGGCACTACCAGCGCTAGTACGTTTAGCCCGTATCGTGGTGGGGGTTATTCAACATCTTTTGATGGTACTGGTAATACTTGGTATAATTTTCCTACTAGTACTGATTTTTGGCTCACAGATCAATCTTTTCACATTAGTTTCTGGTGCTATCCTAAAGTATTAGGAGATTATGACACAATAATTGCACAGATTGGAACAATGGGAATAGAACTTTTAAGTGGTTCTATGAGAATGTGGCTAGGAACAGGCACGAACGAAACTTGGAATTTACTTAATGCTGCTCAAATTTCAAATACTTTAAATGTAAATGAATGGGCATATATTACTGTAGTTAGAGATACAGACAACAATACATTAAAGTCATATCATAACGGCACTTTAGTATATAACAATACAAGTTTTACTGGTACTGTAGGTGATAGTACTAGATCAATGGATATTGGAAAATATAATAATTCTAATGCCAATTCTTGGAACGGATATATTAGAGACCTTAGATATAGAGTTGGCGCTGGTTCTGAAGATACTTCAAATGCTGTGCCGACAGAAGCAGTTACATCAGAAGATTCTTTAACAAAACTTCTTACGTGTCATTCACCAATCATTAGTGATGGTTCATCTAGTGCGAGAACACCCGAAGGCAAAATGGCTGGTGGAAGTATGACTGCTGGTTGGAAAGTTATAGAATCATTCTCACCCTACGACTACGAAGAATACTCGGCAGCAGACAACGGCGGCTCTATTTTTGTTGATAATTTATCTTCCTCAACTGACTCTGTAAGTTGCACTTTAGGTTCTGCAATTGGAACTGGTGATTTTAGTATTTCTGGTTGGTTCTATCCACCCGAAGTACACTCATCAGGAAATAAACGTATTTTTACTATAGGTGGAAATAACAATGTTAACGGGCTTGGTTTATTACTTCAATCAAACGGTCAAATTCGTTTAGACTTTCCAGGCAATACAACATCTTTTGGTGGATCTGGTGGAAGTATAGATAATAAATGGCAACACTTTTGTATAAGACGAATTTCAGGAACTGCGACATTGCATCTCGATGGGGTGCAAAAATGGACACAATCAAATAACACGATTAATCTATCTGCAACAAATTTGGAAGTTGGGCGGGATACTTCAGGTTCATATGGTAGCCATGGGTATATTTCAGACTTTAAAATATCTACATCCAATTTAGAAGGAACGACTGTTCCAACAGAACCTACCTCATCTACTGGTGCATTGGTACACATTAAAGGCACAGATGCTTCAATTGTAGATACGGCACAAGGCACTCATATAGAATGTGTGGGTAGTGCAGCAGGGACATCCTCTCCAGCAAAGTTTCCTGGAACCTATTCTCTAAGTCTCCCTGGGTTTGGTCACTGGATGCCATCGCCTATGGAATGTGTAAAACTTTCTGGCACGGAAGATTGGACTGTAGAAGCTTGGGTTTATCCAACACAGAGACAATCTTATTCGGTAGTTGTGAGTTGCGGAAGCTCCTTTGCCTTAGCATTAGGCATGGTCTCAGGTAATTTTCATGTATATAATAATTCCGCCGGGGGTTTTACAGACACTGATGTAAATCATGGCACATATGATATTGCAGCAAACCAATGGACTCATTTAGCTGCAACAAGAGTAAACGGAAACTGGTATTGTTATGTTAATGGCACTTTACGATATCAAAAAACTGGTGGTTCATGGCAATCTCATGTAATGAATGAAACTACACAATATACTATTGGGGCAGTGGATGGGTTTTCATCATTTAGCGGAAACGAAAGATGGTATGGTAATGTTCAAGATGTGAGAATCACTAAAGGTTTAGCCCGCTATACATCGAACTTTACGGCACCTACAGCTCCACTAGAAGGTTAATTTTAAGTTCTAATAATTTTTTATATAAATAGTAGCAAATACTATTTTATAGGAAAGTTATAATGGCTACAGTTACATCAAGAGATGAATTATCAGAGTATTGTTTAAGAAGACTTGGTGCTCCGGTTATCGACATCAATGTAGATCCAGATCAAATAGAAGATAGAATAGATGAAGCACTTCAGTTTTTTCAAGAGTTTCATTCTGATGCTACCCTTCGTACTTACTTCAAACATCTTATAACAGAAGATGATGTAAATAATGAATATATCACAATGCCTAATAATATAGACATTGTTTCTAAACTTTTTCCAGTTTCAAGTTCAAGCAATAATAGTATCGATATGTTCAGTGTTAAGTATCAAATGATGCTTAATGATATTACTGATTTACAGAACTTTGCAGGTGATCTTGCATATTATACTCAACTACAGCAATATTTAACTTTAATTGATATGAAGTTAAATGGATTACCACAAGTTCAGTTTTCAAGACATCAGCATAGACTTTATATTTTTGGCGACTTTAAAGATAATGATATAAAAGCTGGTGATTATATTGTAGCTGAAGTTTATCAATTAATTGATCCAGATACACACACAAGTGTATATAATGATAAATTTGTAAAGGCATATACCACTGCTCTTATCAAGAGACAGTGGGGAGCAAATCTTATAAAATTTGAGGGTATGCAACTACCAGGTGGCGTAATGCTAAATGGTAGACAAATCTTTGAAGATGCAATGCAAGATATCGAAAAGCTTGAAGAGAATATGCGTCTTGAGCATGAAATGCCAGCAGACTTTTTTGTAGGATAATAAATGGCTTTAAATCATTATTTTAATCAAAGAGCCAAAAACGAACAAAATCTCTATGAAGATATAATCATAGAGAGTCTAAAAATATATGGTCAAGATGTTTACTATTTACCTCGTGAGATAGTAAATGAAAATACTATATTTGGAGAAGATGTACCATCTAAATTTTCTTCTGCTCATAAGATAGAAATGTATATTGAAAATACCGAAGGGTTTGATGGAGAAGGCGATCTATTTACAAAGTTTGGTGTTGAAATAAGAGATGCAGCAACATTTATAGTTTCAAGAAAAAGATGGGCCAATGTGGTCGGTCAGATGAATAATGAAATAGAAAGTATTAGACCAAGAGAGGGTGATTTAATCTATCTTACTCTTACTAATAAATTATTTGAAATTATGCATGTTGAGCACGAACAACCTTTCTATCAACTAAGCAATCTTCCAACATTTAAACTTAGATGTGAGTTATTTACTTATAGCGATGAAAGACTTAATACAAGTATTGATGCAATTGATGATATAGAAAAGTCTGGTTATAATCTTAAATTACTTATGAATCAAGGTATTGACAGTATTAATTCCAATATATCATATGACTTTATGGAAGGAGAATTTGTACAACAGACCTTGGCAGGAGGAAAGGTAATTACTGCTGAAGTTCTTGAATATAATCAGTCTCAGAATTATATAGTTGTATCTCATATAAGTACAAGTGATGGTACATACGGGATGTTTGTACCCGGAGTTGTACAGAATACCAGACTTCGTAATATTTCTGGTGCACTTGCATATATTGGAGATTCAGCAACTACAGTATATAGAACACTTACAACAATAGACGAGAATGTATACGGAGATAGCAGCTTTGCTCAAAATGATGTATTTGATACATCAGAAAATACTTTTGATTTAGATTTCTTAGATTTCTCTGAGAACAATCCATTCGGCGATCCAGAGGATTTATAATGTTTACATATTTTTATCATCAAAGAATTAGAAAATCGGTTGCTTTATTTGGCACTCTTTTTAATGACATCTATGTTATTCGTAAAGATAAGACTGGTAAATCTATTAGTCAAATTAAAGTACCTTTAGCGTATGCACCAAGAGAAAAATATCTTGAAAGAATTAGAACAAATCCAGATTTAAGAAATAATTCACAGATTGCTTTAAAGCTTCCTAGGATGTCTTTTGAAATTACAAGTATAGGATATGACCCTGAAAGAAAACTTCCGAAATTAAATAATTATCATAAAGGTGTTACTAATACAACTCGTGATAAATTCTTTTCTCCAAGCCCGTATCAAATTACGTTTCAGTTAAATATATTTGCAAAGAATCAAGATGATGCTTTACAAGTAGTAGAGCAGATACTTCCATATTTTAATCCACAATATACTATTAGTATTAAGCCATTTACTGATACACATTCAGATATTGTGGAAGATGTTCCTATTACAATTCAAGGTGTAAACTTTAGTGATGATTTTGAGGGTGCACTTGAGAATAGAAGAACTATTATTTACACATTAGATTTTGGTATGTCTGTTAACTTCTATGGGCCAATAGATGCTAAGAGCATTATTCGTCAGACAGATACTACTATTCATGATGCTATTGATTTTAGCATCACAACAGATCCAAAACTGCAAAGAATTACTACAACACCTAATCCACTATCTATCAATCCAGATAACGATTATGGTTTTACCACAACAATATTAGAAGATTTTGATTCAGGTTAAATCGGAGTAAATTTATGAGTGATGAAAAACACGAAAATGTAGATGATGATTTTGAATATTCAAGAAGAACATACTACGATTTAATTGAGAAAGGTCAAGGCGCTCTCGAGGAGATGATGGAGGTTGCAAAGCAGCTTGAGCACCCAAGAGCGTTTGAGGTGGTTTCTGGTATGATAAAAAATATATCAGATGTGAATGATCGTCTTATGGATCTTCATAAAAAGAAAAAAGATTATAATAAAAAAGATATAACTAAACCAGTTGACGGTACAACTAATAATAATCTTTTTGTTGGTTCTACAGTAGAACTACAACGTATGCTTCAAGATATGAATAAAGAACAAGATAACGTAATTGATATTACTGATAGATTAAATGACGAACCAAAATGAATCGTACTTAGGTAACCCAAACGTAAAACGTGATGGTGTTGTGCAACAATGGACACAGCAAGAAATAGCTGAGTATATGAAATGTTCTCAAGATGCTGGGTATTTTGCAAAAAGATATTGTAAAATTATATCTCTTGATAAAGGTTTAGTGCCTTTTACATTATATCCATATCAAGAAAAAATGTTTAAGCATTTTAATGATCATAGATTTTCTATTGTTTTAGCTTGTCGACAATCTGGTAAATCTATCTCATCTGTTGCCTATTTACTTTGGTTTGCTCTATTTCATCCAGAAAAAACTATTGCCGTGATGGCAAATAAAGGTGCTACTGCCAGAGAAATGCTGGGTAGAATTACTCTTATGCTTGAAAACTTACCATTCTTTTTACAGCCAGGATGTAAAGCACTTAATAAAGGTTCTATAGAATTTAGCAATAATTCAAGAATAGTTGCAGCTGCCACATCTGGTTCTTCTATTCGTGGTATGTCTGTTAACTTACTATATCTTGACGAGTTTGCTTTTGTAGAAAGAGCAAATGAATTTTATACATCTACATATCCGGTTGTATCTTCTGGTAAAGATACCAAGGTTATTATTACCTCTACAGCAAATGGTATCGGTAATGTATTTCATAAGATATGGGAAGGTGCTACGCAGGGTGTTAATGAGTATAAGTCATTTAGAGTAGATTGGTGGGATGTTCCAGGAAGAGATAAGGAATGGGCAAAGCAAACTATTGCTAATACATCTCAATTGCAGTTTGACCAAGAATTTGGTAATACATTCTTTGGAACCGGAGATACTCTCATTGGCGCAGAAACTTTATTATCTCTAAGGCGTAGAGATCCTATTCAGACTACTAAAGAAGGTGTTAAAATATATGAAAAGCCCATAAAGGGGCATCAGTATATTATGACTGTGGATGTCGCGAAGGGTAGAGGTCAAGATTATTCGACTTTTAATTTACTCGATGTGACTGCTAATCCGTTTAAACAGGTTGCTGTCTATCGCAACAATACTATCTCTCCATTACTCTACCCAAATATTATTTATA